GCTGCGCTACAGAGCCAAGCTCCTCACGCGTAACTTTGCGCATGACATCAATAGACTCACCGTATTCTTCGACTTCTTTATCCGATATAAGTTTTTCAACTTTCTCGGGTTCTTTCGAAGCGGCAGTCTGCTGTGCTGAAATTGAAGCCAGCAACTGTTCCATCTGCTGTACACGCTGGTTGAGTTCTTTGTTTTGCGAATGCAGACGCGGAACTTCAGCGTTATACATACCTTGAAGCGTCTTGTATTTTTGCAAGACAGTTTCTTCAGATGCTTTACTATCGTCAGCCTTTTGCTCATCTGCTGACGAAGGAGCAGCGTCGTTCGTATCAGTGGACTCGTCGGCCTGTGGTTCTTCAGCAGGTGCAGCGGATTCATCGGCGGAAGCCTCGGCTTCGCCTGTTTTCTCTGCCTCATTATTAAGCTGCTTATACAACTCTTGAACTGCCTCGGACTGTTTACGAATTTGCTCTGGAAGTGCCATTTGTACGCTCCTATCGGTGTGCGTGATTAGACGGCGAGACTACTAAATCTTTGCCGCTATTGAAGGGGCATCTTTGGCAAACTTATAAAGTTCACCCAAAACCTGACAGCGCCCCTGTGAGACTGCCGGGTTGTTAATTGCGTTCGGTAACATTTCAAGTTCATGCATCCGCCACTCCTCGAGATAATTCAAAATCTCTGGATATTGGCGTACCGCAAGCGCTACCGCTTTAATTACCTTGGGGTCAGGCCGAATCATGCAGCCCTCCCACTCGGCCCTCTAACCGTCGTAGCCTCTACCCCACCTTTGGGAGTACCGTCAGGAAGCGTCGGTGTACCCTCTGGAGCCTGCTGTTGTGCAGCAAGAGCCATCGTCTGGGCCTCAAACCGTTCCTCGCTGGCAGACTTCTCCCGAGACGGAATAATGTCATCGACCGGCATCTGCAATCCTTTAGCCACCTCACGAAGAATCGCGGCGCGGCCATCCTTACCAATGATCTCAATATCAACCGGATTGGCGGTTGCGTTAAGGAATTCAATGCGACGAATGTTGACAGTTTCCTTGACTGCGAGATTGATCGCACCCTTGGCTATTACTTCAACATCGCCCTTAATACTTTCATCCTCGTCATAACGCATGTTGTATATGAACTGTCGCGTAACAATTGGTTTCACAACATCCATATCAATATGCATCACAACTTGGCGAATACCTTTACCGGCTGCACCCATCAACATGGATAAACCGGAAGATGTACGTCCTGCACCTTGTACGTTTAGATCACCATATACATAAGCAGGAATACCAGAATGATCATCTGCAAGACGACTAAACTTTTCATAGACTCCAACGAGAGTCTGGGCATTATTCTCTGGCTGAGTAAATCGAACTGCTGGCGCACTTGACCCCAAAGGGTCGTTAGTGACTTGCCAAATTTTCCAAGGTGAAAGCTGAGTGATGTCCTCATTCGGTGGAATACGCTCAAGGTTAACTTCCACCTGCGGGCCAGACGATATGCCCATATTGTTAACCAATGCTCGGGCTGCGGCGTTACAGACGCTTTGGAGGTCTTCGATGATTTTCGGGATGCCTTTGCCCCAGAACGCGCCCGGACACTTGATGAACGAAGTTTTAGCGTAGGGTTTTTCACCGAGCGGGTCATAGTTTAGTACTGCCTTGATTACGTAGTTACCAACAATCCAGACGTTTGCATCGTACTCCCGTGCCGGGTCTGGGACTTCATCTGACGACATGCCCCATTCAATGAGCATCTTGCCGCTGACTTTGCCCCAAAACTCGAGGGCATCAAAAATTTCAGTCGGACGCATGTACGCGTAGTACTTACGCTCCTCCTCATCTTTAAGAAGTTCAACGTCTTCGTTGATCCACGATTGACCATTACCGATCTCAAGAACTTTGCGGATCGCATCTTCGTCATAGCCCGGTACACCAATCAAGTCGGCTAAGTCCATCCGAGTCATCGGGTGATGTTCAAACAAATAGCCTTCGTTAATATCAGTGATACCCGGTTCTGGATACATTCTGAACGGATCAACCCGCTCATACTCAGGAGCTAACTGCTCTTTAGGTTCAACAACAGTCGAACCATCGGAGAGCGTTTTCCATCCAAGTGTGCGTTGTCTACGCACAATCGGCCCTTTTACAAACGCGCAGGGATAAGTCACCAAGTCCGTGATGAAATCGTTGAAGGCTTTCTCCCAGCCGCCTTGAGCGAACTGATCCTGAATCTTCAACTTCATCTTATCTGCACGCGCTTGCGCTTCGCGCAAAATCCGGAACCGGTAGTCTTGTGACACCATCTCCCGCATCTCGGCCATCTCAGCCTGCGTCGGCGCTTTGCCGAAGTTCTGAACCATTTCGAGTACCTTCTCGGCAAACTCGTTCTGGATGGCTCGGGACTGAGCGGGGGACAAATCCGGAATCGGAGTGGCGTGTAAATCCCAAGGCGGGGTGCCGGTGTCCAGTAAGATATCGCGTAACCAGCTTTCAGCGGCGCGACACTTTACTTCTGTAATCATCATGTAGATTTCAGACCCGCCCTGATCCCGAATCTGCTTCAGCTTGTCAGCTTCATACTCGCCGTTGCGCTGCCTCAGGGCACGCAGCATTTCATTTTCGATGGGCTTCTTGGCCATGTTAGCCGCATCCCAACACTCACGTAAGTAACCTACTAGGCCAAGAATAACCGGCTGATTCTGCCGACTATCAAGGGCAGCGTTTGCTGCCTCCTGCTCTTGGCGAGCAAGTTCTTCGTTATTAACTACGCGAAGGAAAGTAAGACCTGCCACTTATTCGCCTCTTTTCTTCCTTTCCTCATACCGTTTGCGCCCTTCGCGCATATTGCTATCCATCAATGCGTCTTTACCTTTCTGCTCATTTCGAGCAGCTTCTTCCTCTTCTCTCTTTTTACGCTGCGCTTCGATATCAGCTTGCTGCTCTTCATAAGGACGCATGTCAGGCTTGGGCTGATCGGTAATAACACCACCTTGCTGGTAGGACTTGACCATGCCGCCGTACTTGTAGCTTCCTCCATAGCCCATTGAGCCAGAAGAACCCGACATTTTCGGGTTGGTCGAGGTAACGTTATACGACTTGCCACATTTCATGCAGGTACTCCTCCGCTAGGTGCGGGTTGTACCATAAATTTAACAGAAGTCAAATAGGAAAAGAACCCCCAGAAGGAATCTGGGGGTTAAACTACTCTAAGGAGATAACAATGAGAGGTAACGGTAGAGAGATTATCACGTCCAACCACCCGCTGCAACCCTTTTTACATCTCTTCGGTACGGAATGTTGCTGGAATCGCTCACGTTCGCAATGTGGAGCATAAGATACTGCAGCGCCTCGGCTACGTGCGAGTGTTTATTCTTGTCGATGTCCCCATTCCCCTTGGGTTTGTAGCGATATCCACCCATCATCGCCGCTTTTAACTGGCTGCACCTAGGATCAAGCAGAAATGCAGGGTCTCCGTCCACTTGACGCATGAGATAATCATCAACTGCGTTGATTCTAGCCGCCACGCTGTTAGTTTTAGCCGGAATTACCTTGAATCCTTCCGCTTTAATGATGTCAACCGCGCTTCTTTCGTCCGTTTGCGCCCGCTGCACCCCCGCTGGGTCGGTAATTATGATCACTGGACACCCAGAAAAGCGCTCAAACAGCATGGGTTTCAACATCGTGCGCATAAAACGCTGCACACCCATGTCAAAACTTACCGCTTCGTCAAGTATCAGTGCGCGTCCACGCGGGTCTTGCTGTCCGATGACAGCCGCTGGTGTAAGACCGAGATCCATCCCCACCACGACGGGCCTGACTCCATTGATAACGGGTCGCAGGGTCGATTTCGCCATGTGATAATCTGGTTTGAAGTACTTATACACCGGCAATCCGGCCAACGACAGTCCATATTCCCCGTCGATAAAGACCCGGATGTACTCTTCACTGCGCCCTTGGGTGTCATAGTAGCCATCTGGTAGGTTCTCAATGTTCTCTGCGTAGGGACTTCGGCCTGACGGCTGCTTAAAAACATCCCATCCGTTCTCGTTTTGGCTCACCCCATCCTTGGGATCGAGCTTTTCCATCTGGTAATACCACCAAGTATCCATCGTCGGAGGGTTAGTATCCCCCCACATACCATGCCATGTAGGGCCGCCGTCCTTTGCAGACGGAAAACGACCGATACGTTTACTCATCGCATCGACAATATCGGGGTGAATATCCCTACACTCGTTGAACCAAGCTCCTGTCAACTCGAGAGAGTTCAAGTTAGCCACGTCATCTGAGTCATCTAGCGCCCGAAACATAATCTCGCACTCAACATCCCCGACTTTGAAGAAGTAAGTCTTGGTCGTGCGCATGTAATTCCCACACTGTCCGGGCGGAAACCAATCCAAAAAGGTCTTAATGGTCGTATCTTGTAGCTGTCTGACAGTTTCACGAACTATCGCAAACCGTGTTTTCCTTAGACCACGGCTATCGGGCTGCTGCATACTGGCCCGTCGCACTACTTCAAACGAGCAAGCGACCGACTTGCCGCTACCCACTGGCCCCATAACGACCCGCATCTTAGCGTCCGACTGCATAAACTGCTTTAACGTCGGCGGGGGTGTGTAGTTAATCTCAAGCGGCACGAGGTGTGTCCTCTACAAGTAAGACGATGAAGCTCCGAGTTTTCTTGCCTGCCCGTTTAACTTTTGCAATTTTAGTTTTAAACGACACCCCTGCGTTCTGCAATGCGCTCGTGAAGTTGTGATACTCCACTGAGTTGTCAAACACCGCAGCCTCGTAACCCTCATACACCGTGTGGAAGCGCCGACTCAGACTCGTCGGTAACGTTGTCATCCAATTCCTCCGGTGTGGGTGTTACGTCTATGACTCGAGCATCCTCAGGACTCTTACCGAGATTGATAGTGATCTTGACCCCGCCGCCTGCGTTGGCAGTCTCCGGCGAATCTTTCGGCTCAAGCCCTGCCCATTTGACTGTAGATTTGATAAGGTCTGCTTTGACCGCAGGCGAGACGACTGGATCGTGGATAAGTAACCAAGATGTAGTCAATAGCTCTTCAGCCTGTGCGCGAGCTTTGAGCTTAAAGGTTATCCCCTTCTCACGCACTTCCGTTCTGAAGTGCTCCACCTTTTTGAGAAACACAGGATCTGCGTTGTAAGTGAGCAGGTCTGACGATGTGATGTTGTGGCGTTTGATAATGTCGGCCAGCGGCTCGCCACTCCCCTCGAGAGTCAGGGCTACGTCGAACGCTAATCTATCTGACCACTGAGTAGGTCTCAGGGGGTGGTAATCCATACAGGGCTTTTATCTGGTGGTAATTACTTTGTCAATCTTTTGCGCCTGCGATTGTGCTCTTCCCAGTGATGAATGCGGTGACAGTTAGAACAGAGTGGTATGCACTTAGTCTCGGCTTCCTTGATCGCTTCGGTCACGTTGTTCAACTTACTTGCCAGATGATTTACTGACCGCTTGTTCCTGCG